CGGCGAACTGCACTTCGACCGCGTCGTGAGCCGCGTGCTCGAGCAGACGAAGGGCAAGCTCTTCTCGGTGAACCTTCTCTCGCAGATCGGCGAGTGGGAGGAGATGGCCGTCAAGGGCCGCAAGCTCGTTGGCACCGCCCGCTACTACGTGGGCGAGGGGAACGAGCAGGCCGACTGGGGTTTTAAGCTCGCCTCCAAGGGCCGCGCCGCGTTCTCGGTCGGCTTCATCCCCGACATGGACAAGGCCAAGCGGATCGAGGGCGACGAGTCTGACGGCGACTTCTGGGGCCATTACGAGTTCAACGGACAGGAGCTTCTGGAAGTCTCCCATGTGACCATCCCGGCCAACGCGGACGCCTTGCAGGTGATCCGTTCGGCCAAGGGCCTGCACCCGGCCATCGCCGAGATCGTGGACGAGGCGCTGAAGGATCTGAAGATTCCGGCCTCGATCACGCTCGCAAACTCATTTGACAGCCAGACCGAGGCGTTACTGGACGCCATTGCGGAGCGTATTTCGGCGACGCTCGGCAAAAACGGTCTGGCCTCACCTCCCTTGGGGTCCCCGGCTCCGGCTGTCAGGGCGCGGCCGGACGCCGGGGATTCTCCGAACACACCGAACCGCGTAGTTGACGAGGCTATCGACCTCGTGAAGGAGTTCTTACTGCCATGACGACTGCTACCGCTCCCGAGCGATCAGATCAGCTCGAAGAGGTCCTGCTCGACGACAAGCGGCGAGGCGAACTGCTCGCCGACCCGGCGAAGTTCCGGGCGTTCACGGTCGAGTACGCGAAGAACGCGATGCGCGACGGCGAGATCGCGAAGGCCATCCGGTCGCAGATGGACGAGGTCCTTGAGAAGTTCGTGAAGGACCAGGGCTTCGACAAGCCCGTCCGACGCCTTCCTGCCTCCGACGACGCGGACAAGGGGCAGAAGCCAAACTCCGAAGCCACCGGCGCTGAGCTCGATGGCAAGTTCAAGAACGCCGGCGAGTTCTACAAGGCCGCCTGGCACCGCAGCGGCCCCGACACCCGCCTGAAGGTGCTCAACGAATCGGAGGGCGCAGATGGCGGCTTCCTGGTGCCCGAGGAGTTCCGGGCCGAGCTGCTCAGGCTGTCGCTCGAAACCGCGCTCGTGCGGCCACGGGCCCGCGTGATCCCGATGGGACGGTCCAGCCTCGCACTCCCGGCAATCCGGGAGACCTCGCACGCCTCGAACGTCTACGGCGGCATCGTCAACAACTGGGCGGCCGAGGGCGCGGATGTGTCCTCGAACACCAACCAGCCGACGTTCAGCCAGGTTCGCCTCACGGCGAAGAAGCAGACGGCCTACACGGTCTTGGGGAACGAGTTGCTTGCAGACTCCGCGATCGCAGTCGAGGCGACGGTCAACCCGCTGTTCGCAGAGGCGCTCAGCTACTTCGAAGACGACGCCTTCGTTGCAGGCTCCGGCGCCGGTCAACCCCTTGGTGTGCTGAACGCCGACGCGCTGATTTCCGTCTCGAAGGAGTCGGGGCAGTCGGCGGATACGCTCGTCTGGGAAAACATCGTGAAGATGTACGCCCGGATGCTACCGACGTCGTTGGGCCGGGCCGTGTGGTACGCCCACATGGACACGATCCCGCAGCTCTACACGATGTCCCTGTCAGTCGGCACCGGCGGCGCGCCGATCTTCGTGCAGAACGGCGCGGCGGGAGCCCCCGCGACCCTGCTCGGCAGGCCGGTCATCTTCACGGAGAAAGCGGAAACCCTGGGGGACGCCGGCGACATCGTGCTTGGCGACTTCGGCTACTACCTGATCGGCGACCGCCAGTCGCTCACCGTGGCGACCTCCCCGCACGTGCAGTTCATCAACGACCGGACCGTCTGGAGGTTCATCCAGCGCGTGGATGGCAGGCCGTGGATCGACTCGGCGATCACCCCGCGCAACGGTACGAACACGCTGTCTCCGTTCGTGTCCCTGGCTGCGAGAGCGTAACTGGCCTAGTGGCGCAGGCAAAAGCCTGACCGCGAGCAATAGGAGAACTTCGATGCGACTTTCCGAGCACGCACTGATCTCGCCGATCGACCTGCTGAACGCGGTCGCCGGCGAGCCGTTCGCGGCCGACGTCGGCGGCACGAACGGGCAGACCGGCTACGAGAACATGAAGAACTACAGCCGCGTCATGGCCTACGTCGAGATCGGTACGTGGAACGCGACCGACGATCTGGACGAGTGCCGATTGCAGCAGGCGTCCGCGGCGGCCGGCACGGGCGTGAAGGACCTGACCACCGACGCCTCGGGCGGCGACTACGACACCGACAACCCGGTGGACGCCGACGGCGACTTCGTGCTGATCGAGGCGCGGGCCGAGAACCTGGACATCGACAACGGCTTCGAACACGTGCGGTTCTACGTGGCGGAAACGTCCGACTCGGGCGTCGACACCGCGAACGGCTACATGGTCCTGTACGGGTACGCGTACCCGCAGAAGCAGGTCCAGGGCGCGGCTGCCACAGGCTCTCAGGTCTACGTGGAGCCTTCGTAGTGCGAGTGATCGTGGGCAATAAGCGTGAGGTGCCTCCGGGCCTGCCGATCTCAGAGTGGTGGGACCGGGTGCTCGCGCTCGAAGAGCGAGAGGACCTCTCAGCGTTGCCCTGGTACGACAACCGAATGGAGTTCCTCTCGCCGGACGAGTTGCGGCGCATACGTGCGAAGGCGCTCGTCTGGCGGGAGGAGACCGGCGAATGGCCGCCGGAGATTGCCTGGTGGTGGGAGATCAGGAACGCTCGCAAGCGCGGCGACCTCCCGCACGGGGCGACCATCGCCACGGTCCGAGTTATCGATGGGGTGACGCACTGCGGGTATTGCGGGGCGCGCTGGAGTCCGCCGGCGCCTGATCGGTGTCCGTTGTGCGACTCCCTGTTCCTAATCGAGGAGGCAGTTCATGTCTGAGAACGAGAAGAAGCCCGCGGAGACCGCGGAGCCACAGGCACCCAAGAAGAAGGTCGATGGGCCTTTGACCACGCTCAGGAAGCTGGCAACCAAGAAGCCCGAGGCAGAGCCGGTCCCCGCTGCGCCAGTGGAGCCACCCGCGCCCGAAGTGGCGCCAACCGCCGTCACCGAGGCGCCGGCCGTCGAGACAGCGGCGGCTACCGAGGCAGTCGTGGTCGACGTGGTCGTTGAGACGCCAAAGCCGCGACGGTGCGCATGTGGCAGGAAGTGGAGCGCCCCGGCGCCGGACCAGTGCCCGGAGTGCGGTGGAGACACGAGGGAGGAATAGGCCCGATGGTTACCGCTATCGACGAGTTCGCGAAGAGAGCCGTAGCAGCGGGACTCTCACTGAAGGAAGGTTCGGACGGCCGGACCTATGTGAAGTGCCCGGATTGCTCGAAGCTCTACGGCTGGGTCTCCGACGAGGGCAAGGTCGTCGAGCAGGAGATCCCGTCGAGGTGCAAGCGGTGCGGCTGCCCGATGGATGCGAAGAAGGCGGCCGAGTTCTCCGAGGCACAGGCCCGGGCCGGGCATTCTCCCGCGCTCGCTGAGATCGGAAACCGACTGAGGGGCGTGGCCGGTCCGCCCGTCGACAAGATGGTCAAGGCAGCGAACACCAAGTAGCGCAACAAGGGTTCTGAACCCCGAAAAGCGCAGGAGACTCCTACGATGCGAACCTTCAAGCGACTCTCGACCGCTCTCGTGCTGGCCATGGTCTACGCCATGGTATGGACCTTCGGCGAGGTCGCGGCTGCCCCGCTGGCCGTCCTCAATCGCGCACAGCGGCGTGAGGCCGGGATTCGCCTCGTTCGCCAACCGCGACCCGTCAGCAAGGCGTACCTGTGGCTCCGCAAGCGAACGCGGGCGCTCAGGCTGCGGGTCAAGTACGACCTGATCGAGGCCTCGGCCGCGATGCTTGCCGTCTACTGCTGGGCGACACGGCAGCCTCAGTTCGAAGGGCTTCGAATGTCGTACTGGCGCTGGCTGGCGACGATCCACCTGGCGCTCAAGGAGCGGGAGCAGAAGCGCACCGCGCTTGAGCTGGGCTACGCGTGGATGATGGGCTCCGGCGGCGGGCAGACGTACAGGCTCGGCCAGTGGCGTCCGGTCCCGACTGGCGGGGCCAAGACGCACGTCGGGCAGGTCTCGCCTCTCTACTACAAGAAGGTCGCGGGCGGGCTGCCGGTCCTGATGGACATGACGGTGTTCCCCGGCAACATCTTTTTCGTCGACTCCGGCGATGCTGACGGCGCTGACTCGGCGGGTAGGGGTACGCACCCCGACACCCCATTCATCACCTGCGACTTCTCAATCGCTCAGTGCACGGCCAGCCAGGGCGACGTGATCTTCGTGCTCCCTGGGCATAACGAGGGTCTCACCACGGGCCAGACGATTGACCTGGACGTGGCGGGGATCTCGCTCATCGGCGTGGGCGTCGGAGCCGCAAAGCCGCGGATCGACTTCGACATCGCGGCGGCCTCGATCGACATCGGCGCGAGTAGCTGCATGGTCAAGAACATCAGGCTGCTCCCCTCGGTCACCGACGTGCTGATCGGGATCGACGTCGAGACGCTGTTTACAGATACGGTCCTTGAGGACATCGAAGTGATCCCCGGCGAGGACGGCGCGGGCGCCGATGACTTCGCAGCCGGACTCGAAATGAAGGTCGGCGTCGACCGGACGACGATCAAGGGCCTCACCTACGACGAATACGCGGCGTCCGCTGGCTACTACCGGGCGATCTACTTCAACGGGGCGTCCACGAAGGTACGCATCAGCGACTTCTGGATCGAGATCTCAGGAGCCGCCGCCGTCGCGGGCATCGAGGGCACAGGCAGCTCGCTGCGGAGCCTGATCGAGAACGGCACGATCATCACCGACGCCGAGCCGGGTATCGAGCTCGCATCCGGACAGACCGGTGTGATCCGCGACGTGGACATCTTCGGGGACCTCGCCACCGTCGCGGCGGCAACAGTAGCCGCGGGGATGGCGCACTTCCGGGTGAGCTACGTCGAGGTCGGCGACGAGTCCGGCGAGGTGGTCAAGACTGCCTCGGCGAACGACTAGCAATGAGCAACGACCCTGGGGCAGAGGAGGCGGCTCGGCCGCTTCCCCTGCGGATGCCGCCCGGAGTGGTGGCGATTGCGGTGCCGACGCTGATCCAGATCAAAGAGGACGCAGAGACACGACAGACGGCTCTCGGAACGGTACGGCACATACGCATGTGGGCGATCGACTGGAAGCCCCTGACGTGGAGAGAGCAATGGGAAGCGTTCGCACGAGCGTATCCGGGCAAATGGGCGGTGCAGGCGTTCCCGCCGGCCGATCAGCTCGTGGACGGTAAGGCGGTCTATCACATGTTCGTGTGCGAACAGGCGCCAGAGGGGTTGAACATCCGATGACGGTGAAGCTCGAAGGGACGATCAAGCGGTTCATCGGCCTGTCGACAGACCGGAAACCCGCCATCGGCTGGAACCCGCGGGACGATGCGGGCGTGGAACTGACGCTCACCGCGACGGACCTCCCGTCTGGATCGAGCTTCCTTGAAACGGACACCGGGACAATCTGGCGGTGGAACGGCTCAACGTGGACGGCTTCGCCGGTAGATAACGCTTTGGCTGAATGGCTGGGGCTGATCTACGGGGAACTCGTGAAGGTGCGTGAACTGAAGGAACTCACAGGCTAGTCGCCGCCAAAACGAAAGCGGCGAAGGAAGGACAACCTCAATGGTAGACATAGCACTTGAATACGCTGTCCGGCGTGCCCAGTCTGGCACTCGAAGGTCTCCTCAGGTGAACGACCAGGGAGACGCTCTCGTCTCCGCCGGGCTTCCGCCGTACACCGAGATCACGCGCGAAGGCGGCGGCTGGCAGGCGATGGCGACCGCGGCCGTCGCATCCCTCGTCGTGCGGCCGGACACTGTCGCGATGGCGACGCTCTGGAACGGTGAGCCGGCCGGGGGCAAGAGCCTCATCATCGACGCTGTGTTCGCTCACAACCTCGTGGCTGTGGCGAACTCCAGCTACGGGATCTGGCTCTGCGTCCATCCCGAGGGCATGGCCGCGCCGACTAACGACATCACGATCCGCAACAGCCTGTCGGGCCGCCGTGCCACCGCTGGCGCGCGGACCTTCTTCGACAACGGCGCAACCGTGGCCGACGACGGCTGGTTCCCGTGGGGCGGCGCAGACAAGGTGGTCACCGTCACGGTGCCAGGCGGTCAACTGACGGCCGAGGTCAGCGGGCGCATCATCATCCCGCCGACCGCAGGGCTGTCGATGCAATCCGTGGCAAGCACCACAGCCGTGACGATCACCGCGGGCTTCCGCTGGTACGAGAAGGTCCTGCCCGCCAACTAGACCCCCGTTCACACGGGCCGGGAGGCCCCTCCACCTCCCGGCCTTCCGCCAACTGAATGCCCCGGTCTCTGATCTCTAGAAAGCAGGAGCGCAGATGCCAGCCACAATCCCAGTCATGGGCCGATAGCCCGTGGCAACTTACCGCATCCGCATCACACGCGGCGGGCTACCTGTCGTCGGCGCAGAGGTCACCGCGGCGGGCGAACGCCTGTTCCGCACCACGGACGCCAACGGGGAGGTCTCGGCCTCGCTCGGCGCGTACTCCGATCCCATCGCCGTGGGCCTGCACATCTACAAGGCGGGCGAGATCGAGATGGGCATGAGCCCGATCCGCCTCGAACCCGGTGCCACACGGGTGATCGAGGTCTAGGGTGTTCCGGCTCCCCCTGCGCGTCATCGGCAAGCAGAAGCTCAGCGGAGTCGCCGCGTCGGTCACGTTTACCCTGGCGGACTACACGATTCCCAGCGGGACCCGACATCTTGCCGTGATCTGGAACGGGGCAAAAACCGCCACCGCGGATATGGCCCTTTTGCAGTTCAACGCCGACACCGGGGCCAATTACAACGAACAACTACTAGTCGGGACTGGGGCGGTGGCGGCCGCGGCGCGGGTCACGGGCGAGACCAGCATTCGACTTGGGCAAGCGCCAACCGGGGCGAACCTCTTTGGCGGCGGCATGATCGTGATCCCGTATTCCGCGGGGGCCGCGAATCACAAGGCCACTCTGTCGTTCGGCGGCGAAGTCGAGAACCGCATCGATGCCATCGCTGGACGCTGGGCGAACGTGGCCGCGATTACGCGCATTGACATCCTGACGAGCAGCAGCACGTTCGTCGCCAACTCCATCTTCTGGCTCTGCGCCGTGGACGAACGGTATCTCGTCGAAGAGCAGCTACTCGCCGCCGATGGGACGGTGACGTTCTCCAGCATCCCGCAACTGGACGGCGATCTTGTGGCGCTTGGTTTCGTGCGCACCGATCGCGCGGCAACATCCGACGACATCGACGTTACGGTCAACGCCGACACCACGGACGCCAACTACGCACGCCAGCGGCTCTCTGGGAGCAACACGACCACGGCGGCAGCGGCGGCGGCAGACCGTGCCTTCATCGAGGGCGTACCGGGCGACAGCGCGACCGCGAACGCGTTCGGGGCATTCGTGCTCTCGATCAGCCAGCACGCGAACGGGGTGAAGCAGCCGCACATCCTCGCCGTATCCGGCTACCACGAAACGTCGGGGCCGACCTCGAACGTGGCGGTCGCTTCGGGCCGCAGGGCCAACATCGAGGCGTACACGTCCCTGCTGTTCGCACCGGGCGGAGGCGGCACTAACTTTAAGTCCGGCTCGCTGATCTCCCTCTACCACGTCCCCAAGCGGCTCGTGGATTACGACAAGCTCACCGTGGACGCCGCGACGGTCACCCACGCGGTGCCATCTGGGTTGGAGGTGCTGGTGGAGTCGGTGTTCGCCCGGTCGGATGCGGTGGCGGCGGTCGATGCGATGGCACCAGCATTCAATAATGATGTGACAGCTGCGAATTACGATCAACAATACCTGACTGGTAATGGTGCAGCGGTTTCAGCTGCGCAAGGTTCGGCGGAAAGAAACGTCGTCAACATACCGGCTGCTTCGGCGGGTGCCAATATCTTCGGTGGCGGTTGTGTTTTGATCCCCGCATACGCCGAAACAGATCGCCATAAGCATTTCCTGACATTAGATGGACCTGCCGACGATGCAGTACTAATCCGTTCGATGCGATGGGAAAACGCCGCCGCAATCACCGAGATCGATCTGACGCTTACCACCGGTCCCAACTTCGAGGGCGACTAGCCATGCCGTGGGAACAACTCAAAGCGATCATCGACGAGAACCGCCAGCTTGCACAGCAGGCACGGCAGGAGCCGCCCGTGGCCTGCCCCATCGACGGCGACGTGCTCGACATCCACCCGGACGGGTCGCGCTCG